TGCGTGCAAGGCTCCGTGTGGTGCCAGGTGAGGAAAGCAAGGATATATACACCATGATTAAGCAGTACATAGCGGAGACGGCTGAAAGTACAAGAATCGGCATGACTGATTTTATCGCAGGGAATCCCGGTGCGGCACGGTTTGTGTCGGAAGCATACCATAAGAACGCGCTGCGCGCGGAGAATGGCTTCCTGAAAATGTTGTCCATCGGTGTGGTGGGCGACAGGCTGTATATGCTCTGGAACGACTGCTGCGAATGTGACACGGTGCTCGCAATGGCAGTAATGAATGAAATGCCAGAGGAAGAGATTCTGCGGCATATCAACTATGAACAGGGACGGGGTATTCCGTTCACCGATGAAGAGAAGGAGAAACTGAGATATGAATGAGAAAGATTTTGTCAAGCTTTGTAAGGAAACCGTGGCGGCGTATGCCAATGAACACCTGGACAAGGCGGACGGTAAGCAGATTACCGAGGAGGACGTTTTCATCGTCTGGATGTGCAAGACCCTGAAAAACAGTAAGGCGATGGCCAGCACCACCCTTTTTGACGGTATGTACTATGAACTGACGTACAACGGCGAGAAGAAGGAACTGTATCTGGACGCCTACAAGAAGTTTGAAAACCGCTGCATTCCTTGCAGCTGATAAGGAGGAATGAGACATGAAGAAAGCGATGATCAGCCAGCCGATGGCTGGAAAGACCGATGCCGAAATCGTGGCGGCAAGAGAAAAAGCTGTGGCGGCTCTGGAAAATGCAGGATATGCCGTGGTGAATACTCTGTTTACCGATGAATGGTATAGCAAGGAGAGAATGGAGGAACGCGGTGTAGTTCAGGTGCCGCTGTGTTTCCTCGCGAAGAGCCTTGAGAATATGAGCCTTTGCCATGCGGCCTACTTCTGCGAAGGCTGGGAAAACGCAAGGGGCTGCAGAATCGAACACGAGGCCGCAAAAGCCTACGGGCTTGAAATCATCTACGAGGAATAAGGGGGAGTACATATGAATTTCAAAGAAAAAGTGCTGAAGGCACTGAATGATGCTGAGGCACGGGAGCTGGGGCCTGCCAGAACTGTGGTCCGCGAGTGCCGTGAGCTGGTTGAGAATCTGATAGAGGAAGAAAAGATGAATGAACGCTGCACAATGCCGAATTATGAAGCGATGTACTACGATGCATCTGAACGGCTTGAAGAGAGCGTGCAGATTCAGGCGAGACTGCTTGAGGAAAATCGCTGTGTGCGGATGGAACTGATCAAGCTTCAGGGATTTAAAGAGGCTGCAGAATTGATCTTCCGGAAAGACAGTGGTTGCTGTGGCTGCTAAGTTGAGTGAGGATTACGCAATCGATGCGCTGGCGCTGGAGGCTGACCGCAGGGCGAAGAAGCTGGGCAGGCGGTACTCCTATGGGATGCTGATCGCCGACACGACACCGCAGGAGCGGCAGGAAATCAGCGAAAAATACAAAAAGAAAAAGCTGCGCAGCGGGGAAACGGAGAAGTATCACCGCAGCAGTGACAAGGAGGACGTGCGCAAGCTGAAGGAAAGAATCGCTGCGCGCAGTGACGAAAAGCCGGCCGGGGAGTGATCCCCGGCCATGGGCGCAATGCGGAAAGGAGGGCGGCATGGCGACAGTATTCCGGTATAAGCGGGAAGCAAATGTGAGCTATGAGGATCAGGGATACATCTATTTCCTGTCCCAGCGGTACAAGCATCTGAATGCTGAGAAGAAAAATATGATACGTCAGGCATGCCGTGATGCCGCCGGAAGCGCCCAGAAGGCAGTTCTGGAATATGTGACCACGGACTGCGACAGCGCATTTATCTGCGCCAAGCACGCGCTGAGCGAGTCTACACTGGAAAGAATGGTGCGCCGGTACTACCGGATCATGGCGGAACGGATCTGATTTTGCATAGATCCCGCGGAAGCTTCGCGGGATGTCTGGAACATCATATCCGAATTTTATATACGCGCGCACGCGCGTTTGCGGGCTAGGTTTGGGCCTAAGTAATCAACCATTTCTGATATTAGGAAGAGATTGCCACACCAGTGTGCGCACTGGTTCGCAATGACAGTGGAGCATAAGGAGGAGAAGCAAGTGAAAGAGGGCTATTTCGTGATCAGCACATATGAGGCGGGCGATGTCGGGGAAAAGACAAAGTTCTTTGTACCCGGCAAGAAGCCCGAAGATGGAAAGCTTTCCCGCAGACAGAAGAACGCTGTGAAGAAGCAGGAGCAGAATGAATACTCCTCCCAGAAAAGACTGGCCAGAGAGATCAATGCAAACTTCAAGGCAGGGGATCTGCTCCTTGGACTGGACTACAACGACGAAGGGCTGAAGCGGATCATGAAGTGGGGACGGGAACATGGCCTGAACGTGGACTCTGCAGATGATACTGAGAGACAGAATGCTATCTGGGAAGCAGGCGCCCATGAGCTGGACAATGCCCTGAGAAGAGTCAAGCGCAGACTGGACAAGCAGGGAATCGAACTGAAGGCCATTTACTGCACATCCGACATGGATGGTGATACCGGTGAGATTGTACGCGTTCACCATCACCTGATCGTGCAGGCCGGAACAAAGGATGCCTTCATCGCGGCATGGGAAAAGTACGGCCTCGGCAGTGTGGACTATTCCCCGCTGTGGGAAAACCAGATCGACCGGACACCGATCGCAGAGTACATCATCCGTCAGGTGCGCCGGATTCCCGATGCCAAGAAGTACCGCTCTACCCGAAACCTGATCCGGCCGGTACCGACGCGCCGCATTGTCAGCACGGACAACGAGCTGATGGTACCAAGAGGCGGCAAGCTGATCTTCCGCCAGGAATACCGCAACAACGTGGGCGACCGGGACGATTACCGAAACTACAAAAGTCAGTACATACGATACATCACACCGAAGTGCTTGAAGCGGAAAGATGCGGAGCGGGGGAGTGAACCGAGCGCTGCGCAGCTCGCATGAGGTCATATTCACGTCCTTGTTACCGACAAGGGCGCGCTTGGCATGGCTCGGAGTGAAAAATGGGCCGGAGATTGCCACACCAGTGCGCGCACTGGTTCGCAATGACAGAAAAACTGCGGCAAGGGCACGCTTGGCATGGCGGGCGCCGAAAGACACAAAAAAGTCAAAAATGGGAAAATCCAATATTTCGATTTACAAGACAGGCGATTTCGCCTGTCTTTTTTTATTTTCAGAACAAAAGCACCAAAAAAAGTTGACGGTTCGGCGTGGTTTTTTTCAGCTAGCATAAATACACAGGAAGGAGGGACCGCCATGGGAGCGCCGAAAAAGTACACACCAGAGAAGCTTGAGAAGGCCGTGAAGCGGTACTTCCGGTCGATCAGCCGGGAAGTGGAAGTGACCGAGAAGAAGCCCACGGGTGAGCGGGACAAGATGGGCCACATGATCTATGAGGATGCGGTGGTCCTGAATGCTCTGGGTAAGCCGGTGAAGGTGACGGAGTATCTGGTGCCGCCGACGGTAGGCGGGCTCAGCGAGTTTCTGGGGATCCACAGAGACACCTGGAACGACTACTGCGACCATGAAAAGCATCCGGAGTTTTCCGACACGACAACGTACGCGCAGGGGCGCATGCACGCCTACCTGGAGCGGGAATGCCTGACCAGATCCGGCAAGGACCTGAAGGGCGTGCTGTTCAATCTGGAGAACAATTTCGGCTACAAGGAGCGCATGGAGCTGACCAACGATACGGTGGAAAGCTTCCTCCAGCGGCAGCTGGAAGCAGAGGGCAGCGGTGAGAAGGGACTATGAACATCCTTCTGAACTGCCTGGCATACATCGTCCATTTCCTGAAGATCCGTGACAAGGACGGTCATGTGATTCCCTTCGTGCTGAATCAGCCCCAGAAGAGGCTGTACAAGGTGATCAAGGAGCAATGGGATGCAGGCAAGCCCATCCGCATTATCATCCTGAAAGCCCGCCAGATGGGCTTCTCCACACTGACGGAGGCCATCATCTTCTGGCTGACGGCCACATCGTTCAACGTGGAGACCATGATCGTTGCCCACAAGGACGAGGCAACAAAGAATCTGTTTCTGATGTCGAAGCGGTTTTACGACCATCTGCCGGATAGGATCAAACCCATGATGCGCGCTTCCAATGCGCAGGAGCTGGTATTCGACCGGCCCAGCCGCTACAAAGGCAGCGCAAAGGGGCTGGGAAGCCGGATCCGATGTGCCACAGCCGGCGGCGAGGGCATCGGCCGAAGCTACACCCTGCGCGCGCTGCACCTTTCGGAGTTTGCATTCTGGCCGGGTGACAAGCGTGAAACACTGGCCGGCCTGATGCAGGCAGTGCCTGACAGAGCGGGCACGATGGTCATCATCGAGAGTACTGCAAACGGCTATGACGAATTTAAGCAGCGGTGGGATGCCGCCGTGAAGGCCCAGCAGGAGGGGAGGGAAGGTTTTATTCCCGTATTCTTCGCGTGGCATGAAATGGACGAGTACAGGCGGGAGGTGCCGCCGGGATTCCAAAGGACACAGGAAGAAGAGGAACTTTCCCAAGCGTTTGGGCTGGATGACGAACAGCTGGCGTGGCGCCGCTGGTGCATCGAAAACAACTGTGGCGGCGATCTAAACCTCTTTAAGCAGGAATACCCCGCAACACCGGACGAAGCATTTATTGCGACGGGCATGTGCGTGTTCAACAAAGACCAGATTGTGCTGCGACGCAAGAAGGTGCAGGAAGAAAAATGGGAGCGCGGTCGCTTCCGTATCAAATACAGAGAATTTGGCAGTGCGGAGTATGTCGAAATTGGTGGCGTCGAAATTAGAGAATTTGGCGGTATCGAATCCTTTGAATGGGAGCCAGACCCAAGTGGCCCGATCCGCATCCGGAAGACTCCGGAAAAGGGTGTGCCCTACGTGATCGGCTGCGACACTGCCGGTACCGGCTCCGATTTCTTCGCGGCCCACGTGCTGGACAACCGCACGGGGGATCAGGTGGCGGTGGTACACCATCAGTTCGGAGAGCGGTTCTTTGCAGAACAGATCTACTGCCTCGGTCACTACTACAACGAGGCGCTGGTGGGCATTGAAACCAACTACTCCACCTTTCCGGAGGAATGCATCGAAGCACTGGGCTACACAAATCTGTTCGTGCGCAAGCGTGTGGATACATTCACCGGTGCGCTGGCGGACAGCTTCGGCTTCGAGACCACAACGAAGACCCGGCCGCTGATCATTGACGGTCTGAAGGATGTGGCAAAGCAGGCAATCGAGACCATACACGACTTCGATACCCTGGGCGAGATGCTGACCTTTGTGTACGCAGAAAACTGGAGGCCGCAGGCTGAGAACGGTGAGCATGACGATCTGGTTATGAGCCTTGCGATTGCACACTTCATCCGTTGCCAGCAGGGAACTGCCGTGGATGCGGAAGAGGCTGGCGAGGAAAGCGTGTGGACCGAGGATATGTGGGAGGACTACAACCGGGCAAGCCCCAAGGAGCAGGAGATGCTGATCCGGATGTGGGGCCAACCGAAACGATAAGGAGCGAGAGGTATGAGCAAGAACAGCAGAAGAAAGCGGCGCCGCGAGAACCAGAAGCAGCCGAAGGAGCAGCTCGTGAATGCCGAGAAGAGCAAGAAGCTGGCATTGTGGCAGGAGCGGCTGCGGCTGAGCGATCTGGAATGGGCGCCGCTGGTTAGCAAGATGGACCACCGTGAGGAGCTGTATAACGGCGAAGAGAAGCTGAAGCCCATGATCGAGGGCGACAACCCCGGCGAGAAGACGCCCCATGTGCGCAACATCATTTTCGAGAATATCGAAAGCAAGGTATCGTCCTCCATCCCGCAGCCGAAGGTAACGGCGGTGCGGCAGCAGGACGAGCAGCTGGCGGAGATCATTGAAAACCATCTGCGCAACGAACTGAACCGGATGGAATCCGAAAAGAACAACGACATGGCCGAGCGGACGGTGCCGATTCAGGGCGGTGTGCTGTGGCTGACGGAATGGGACGAGAGCATCCGGGGCTTCGGCAGCGAAGGCGCGCTGGCTGTGAGCCTGATCCACCCGAAACAGCTGGCACCGCAGCCGGGCATCTACACGGGCCTGAAGGACATGGACTGGGTGATTATCAAGAAGCCCACCACGAAGGCAACCGTGGAGCGGGTGTACGGTGTGAATGTGCGCAGTGAAACGGAATCCGAACCGGAAGTACGAAGCACTGACAGCAACACCATCAACGAGGAAGCACTGACGCAGTACATCGGCTTTGAACGAAACAAGGACGGCGGAATTGACCGCTACAGCTGGGTCAACGACACGGAGCTGGAGGACCTGACGAACTATCAGGCGCGGCGCCAGCACGTGTGCAGCCGGTGCGGCCGCGTGAAGCCCTTGCCCGGGCAGGTGATTTCCACAAATGTGCAGCGGACAGATCTGGACGGCATGAGCGGCCATGATACGGCGCTGCAGATGTTGGCCGGCCATGACATGGCACAGACCGTGGCAGACAGCTACATGATGGCAGAGGAGGGCGAGGGAGACTTCCTGGAA